CAGAAAGGTTGCTTTTATTATCGCTAGCGCGGATTTTTAAAATATTATTCATCGTAGAGAAGACTTGAATGTCTAGTAGGTCTTCAATAACTGCTCTACGATGAGCTGCTGGTAACTGCATAAAAGGTACATAAGATGCAGAACCAAGCACTACAATCTGAGAAAATGACTTAAAGTTTAACTTAAGAATATTTTTCTCAAGATGCTCTTGATAGTCACGAGCATCAGCACTCTGATTTACTAAATTACCATTCTTTACAATCTCAAATACATTAGGCTTCATACCTCTACGAATGAGATACTTGTCGCTACCTGCAAAAAACTCTAGTTCTACTACTAGATTCTTTTGATTGATACTATTAATTAACTGTGGCTTATTAATATTACGGTACGGTTTATTATACAGTACATACATTAAAGCATCTAGAATAGTAGACTTACCAGCACCATTTGCACCTACGATAAGTGTTTGCTTATGCGTAGCCAGGTCAATCTCAGTAAAGAGATTTCCTGTAGATAAAAAGTTCTTATAGCGAATGGTTTTAAAGAATATCATGCTACTTCCATATTAGATGCTTCATTATAAAGTTCTTGTAGTACTTGCTTAATAGCTGTCTTATCAGTTTTAATATTAAGTGAGTCTACGAATTTATTCAAGATAGTAAGTGTATCTTCCGCTTCATCTACAATCTCCTGATCATCTTCTAGATCGAGATTGAGGTGATCTTCTACTACCTGTACATCGATGGGATTGGCTTTCTCAAGCCTATCAATAAATGTATCGAATAGAGAATGACTTGTCTTCTGCTTTACTACTACTTTAACATAAGCTCCACTAAATTGCTTGAAGTTCTGATTAATTAGTTCTTCTAGTGTATTATTTACATCATCATAAAATAGTTTAAAGAATAAATTATACGGGTTCTGAATAAACTCTAACTTACGTGTATCAAGATCTAGAATATGAAAACCTCTAGGATCATTAAAGTCAGACCAGATCATCTCATAAGGAGCACCAAGGTAGTTAATATTACCTACAGTTGATTTATGATGGAAGTGACCTGAGCATACCATATCAAATTTATTGAATAGGTTACCATCCATACCTTTCTCGCAGATAGATCCGCGATACATCTCAAACCCGGCTAGTTCTAGGTGACCTAGTGCAATCTGAGCTCTAGTAAACTGAATAGCTTCATGAGTTAGAGCAACGTTTTCACTACATACCCAAGGTACGTATAGAATAGGAAAGCCTTTAACATCTACTTCAGTAGGCTTAGTATAGATGTTAATCTTACTATTTCCGTAGAGAGTCTCTACTGCGTTAAAGTCATTTGAGTTCTTGAACGGGCAGTCATGATTACCTACCATGACATCTAGTCTAATATTACGCGCTAGAAGCGGTTTGATAAAAGTAGAGTCCAGGTGATTGGCTGTGATAAAATTAATGAACTTACGACGATCGACAAGGTCACCGAGATGAATGACGTGATCAATACCAAGCCTATCAATAGTAGGAAAAAAGATATCATTATAGAACTTATCAAGATAGGGATGCAAGGACGTTAGATCGCCTCGCACCCCAAAGTGAGTATCGCAGATTAATGCGACTTTATTCGGCATGAGCAGCTCTAATTACCGACCTACGCTGCTTACCTGAGTTAACATACTTAAGCTGATCGCGGTCAAACTTCTTTACTGCTTCATCACATACTGCACGAATCGTATCGATATTATCGCGATAGTTCTTGCGTACGTTTACGCTATTGGCCTTCTCATCAAACATAGCTAGAATGTATTCACGCAGAATAGGTGGAATAACATTTGTCTTATCATTCAGTGCTTTCATTTGCTTTCTCCTGTAATTTCTTTGCACGTGCTTCTTTAGTAGCGGTCTTTTTAGTAGCTAGCTTCGTTTCGAAGTCATCTACAAAAGTGTTCATGAAGTCACCGTTTAGTTTAATAGAAGGAGCAAAGGATGCAATATCATCTGTCTGCTGTTCTACTATACCACTATGAATAACTTCACGTTCAAGTACTTTATGCTTTACATATAGCTGCTTACGCTCTTTCTGAATACGCCGTAGAAATGCAAAATAGATGATCTGAGTAAAATATGCAAATGGATTATCGGACTTCTCCGGATTAAAATTATTCAAGTAAATAAGGCAGTTCTCAATACCATCACTAATCATCTCCTCGCGATAGGAGTAGTTAACAAAGTTACCTTTTAGAGATAATCGACTAGCAATATTAAAAAGACATTCGCCGATATAATTAGGTACACGAGTAGCGGGTAGACCTTTTTCTTCGTGCTCTTTAATCTTGGCTTTATAGTTAATAAGCGCCTGTAAAAACTCTGGATTATTTACATAGTGTCTTTTTGGCTTAGTGGATTTGACCGGAGTAGTTATGGAAGTGTTCATCTGGATCTTTACTCTCTGCCTTCTTTACAAGTTCATAAAATGTAATCAACTCTTCATTAGGCTTATTATAGCATATTACGCTCTTTTGTTCAATAACTAAAGAGGGAGATTCTATGTATGGCATCCACTTATCGATCTGATAAATCGTCTTCTCGTTTCGATAATCCTTTAGAATAAAATAAGGGTCGTGTAGTATAAAAGTTTTACGAGTCGATTCAGCTACAGCGATAACCTCTTCACCTGTAATTAACTTAAAGACTTGGTGCTCCAGAGTTTTGGACCGAGACGTTGTAGATTCTGTAGGGCAGTTTTTCTTCATTATAATTTTTTACCCTCTCAAATAAATGGTTGAGTGTATAATTTTTCTTACCTTTATAAGTAAGATCATCAGCAATATCATAAAGAGTAGCAGTGTCTTTACTATCAGATACTCTAAGACCTCTACCAATTGATTGTAGTACTCTAATCTTAGACTTACTTGGACTTGCAAACACAATATTGTTCAGATTAGTAATGTTAATGCCTGTAGAGTATGTACCATAAGAAGCGACTATAATATTGTTATCGCTACTATCAACAATCTTTCTTATCTGCTCTCTATCTTCACCTTCTACACCACCATGAATAAAATAACACTGCTTGCCGTTGTTATCTATCTGATCAAATAATACCTTACCATGCTTATCAACGTATTGATATAATACTAATGTATTGCCTTTGAGTGATAATACTAGGTTCTTGATAAAATTATTTCTATCAGTATTCTGAGTCAAGAAGTCCATTTCACCTTGGTAGTCTAGATCTTTTGCGGCTTTCTTAATATCATCTCCGTAGCCGAGCACTACAATCTTGATATTTAACTGTGCTAGTTGCTTTCTATCGATTAGGTCTTTTGTGGAGATAATCTTATTGACGGGCCCAGTAAGACCTTCGATGATTAACTTATTGCAATGTACGTTATCTAGAGTACCGGTAAACCCAAACCTATACTTACAGTTAGACAGTTTAGTCATGATACCAGTTAAGGACTTGGCTTTAGCTAGATGAGCTTCGTCGATAACCACGCATTTGAATTGATTATACCAGTTCTTCGGCATTTTAAAGATAGATTGCCAAGTACTAATAACTATGGGTTTATTCGTATCTTTTGATTCTCCAGCGGTAATTTTATGAATATTATCAATGTTATATCCATAGTCAGAAAAGTCATTTGCCATTTGATGCACGAGAGATATAGTAGGTACTATAATCAGTACTTTTCTTTGTGTTTTATTAAACGAATATAATCTTGATAGTAAGTATATGACAAATGACTTACCAGAGCCTGTAGGTGATAGTATTAGGGCTCTATGATTTTTAACGCAATGAGTAAAAGCTTCTAGCTGATAGTCTCTGGGTACACGTGTAGGATTTATTAGTGATATAAACTTCTCTGCTTCATTAGTAGTAAAGTCGATGGGTGTATTAACTTCTGATACGTACTCTATTTGTATATCACGTTCTTTGCAGAAGAGCTTTAGATGCTCGAGCAATCCAGAGTATATTAGTTTTGTTTTAAGCGAATATAGGAAGATAAAGCCATTCCACATGCGCTTACGAAACTGCGGCATGAACTTTGCGGCAGGTACATCGAATTTGAAGAAGTCT